ATATGACTAAAGTGGGCCTTAATGCACATAATATGGCTATTAGAATTATAGAACAAGGTCTATGTAATATTTCAGAATATTATGGAATAGAATGTACCTTACACTACCCTGGGTTGTATGCCGGACAAGCGGATATGGTTGGTGTTCATAAAGGTGAAGATGCTATTGTCGATTTTAAACAGACTAATAAACCTAAAAAAGAAGAGTGGATAACAGATTATAAATTGCAGTTAGCGGCCTATGCAATGGCGCATGACTATATGCATAAGACAACTATTACTAAAGGTGTAATCATGATGTGCTCCAAAGATAATTATTATCAAGAATTTATTATAGAGGGTGAAGAGTTTAAAAAATACACATACAAATGGTTAGGGAAAGTAAGTGATTATTATGAAAAACGAAAAGAACTTGGACTTGCAAATGCAACGACTGAACAGTCTAGCTAATGCAATTAATAAAGCACACAATAAAGATATGAGATTAATTTGGACCAAACAATGGAATAAATTAGTAAAACAATACGCAATGCAAATTACAAATGAAAGGGAATAGAAAATGACAAGTAATAATTTAAGTAAGGAAAAACAAATTGAAAAGGGAAAAGGAGCACAACAAAAAGGAGATTGGTGTGAGTTAATTGCGGCGGCACATTTTAGAAAAAATAATTATCATGTATTTTATAAAATGAGTGGACCTATTGATTTAGTGTTAGTTCACCAGGTGACCGGGGAGACCAGATACATTGATGTGAAATATAAAAATACTCGTCAAGGCATAAATAGTCCTGGCAGAAAAATAAATAGAATTGTTACAAGTCCTTTAAAAAATTTTATAAAAATAGAAATTATTTATGTAGGGGATGATGGTATTATAGAATCCTCTTATTCAAAGGGACTTAAACAATGGCATAAGGAATTTGAACTAGATAGAAATAGGGATGGTTGTTATAATGGTAGTATTAAAAGAAAGGAGATATATGAGAGTAAGAGATCTGCAACAATACTTAAGTAAATTTACGTTAGGTCAAAAAGGTACTGCGGTATCTGATTGTCCAATTTTTATTGAAACACAAAATGGAAATTTGGAAGAGATAAGAAAAATTGAGATCCAAGAAAATTTAATAATAGGTCATCACCAATCCGGTCGAATGGTTTTAAAAACATGCGATGTGGGAAAAATTAAATCGTTGACCTTTAAACAGAGTTAAGAAGTTCTGCCAGGACATGGGGCTGAAGCGAGAGTGGAAGCCCCATTAAAAAACATAAAGGATAAAATGATAAAAGTACCCATTACGGATGAGATAGAAGAATATGCAACAAAGATAACAGCTTCAAAAAATTTTGGTGTAAGAGCCGCCGGTTTTAATGGTAATAGAGAAAAACAAACCACTGGTATCATGGGAGAATTAGCGGTTTATAAAATATTAGATAAACCTTTCCCTGACTATGAAAAATTTAGTTTTGGAGATATAGATATTAACGGCAAACAAATAGATATAAAAACTAGAAGATCTTCTAATTCTTATATGCGACCTGGTTGGCCCCACAATCTCGTAAGGTATCAACTAACACATTTAGTAGGTGTATTATTATTTCTTAATTATAACGCCGGTCAACGAACCATGGAGATTGATGGTTGGTTAACTAAAGAAGATATTATAAAAAATTTAGACTTATGGTCTAAAGCTAAAGGACAATCTTCAATCCGAGATGACGGGACGCGCCTAAAGATGTTAACAAACAATATTGAAGTTCCAACGGAAGCGGTTAACAAACTAAATAGCGTTGAGGAACTACAAAATATCTAATATACAATTAGTGTAACTAATTTATCACAGAGTGTGATAAATTTATCACAGATAGTTAATCTCGGACAGCGGATCAAATATTATGGACTATTGACCGCGGACCGGGGATCGTTTTACGCCAAAAAACGGCAATTGTTCCACTATAAGAGAAATGTTGGGGGCATTGTTTTTTTTTTCTATCTTAAATTAGTCGGTGGCACAGTGGCACAAAGGCTAAATTTAGCTTATTAGTGTTGGTACTGTTGACGAATAGGTGTGCCATTGGTCTGTTTTATGGTGGCACATCATGGCACACTTGACAGTATACTTGAATAGTAGACGATTTAGTGGTGGCACAGTACTAAAAGAGGGGTAAGGGTATGCAAATAGTGCATAGATAGTAAAGTAATATATGGAATTAGTGTTGATTATATTGACTTTTTGCTGTTTTGAGAAACCCAATAGCCAAAAAATAATTTTATTTTCAAAAAAAAAATAATTGCTCCAAAATCTCCCTTATAGTATAAGTAGATATGCCAAAAAAAAGAGTTAAAAATAGAAAAACTATTCCTTTGAATACAAAATCTCTGGGCGATGATATATCTGCCTATCCATTTGTGGAGATTCAATGGTTAGACATCGAGGGTGATGCGGGGTGGAGTAGTACAAAAGATTTAAAAAAAGAAAAATTACCCATTTGTGTTTCTAAAGGTTATCTATTAAGTCAAAGCAAAGGTATTACTAGAATATTTACTGATTATATTTTAAATAAAGATAAACCTACATTTGACACTATAGGTAATACTTGTATAATTCCGACAGCAGTTATACAATCAATTAAAAAATTACATTAATGAATTACTTAATTAAAATAAAAGACATAGCAGAAAACTTTTGCATCGAGCATCCATTAATGGTTGCTTTTGGTGTAGGATTTATTCTAGGTGGTTTAATTATTTCATGACAAAAAAAACTGGACTATATGCAAACATCCATGCCAAGCGTGCTAGGATTGCAGCAGGCTCTAATGAAAAAATGAGAAAACCTGGAGCTAAAGGTGCACCAACTGCTAAACAATTTAAAAAAGCGGCAAAGACTGCTAAAGCGTAATGCCATTCAAATCAGATAAACAAAGAAAATATCTATATGCTAAAAAACCTAATGTTGCAGAAAAATTTTCAAGAGATTCAAAAAGAAAAGGTGGATCTATTAAAAAGAAAACTCACAAAATGCCCGACGGTACAATAATGAAAGGGGCAAAACATCCGAAATGACAAAAAATTCAACACTAACAAAGAATATGCTAAATGTTAAATGGAAAGAAATACCACCTATTAAAGGCCCTGATTCTCAAGGAGTTAAAACAACTCTTGCACAGCCAAGAAAATTTAAAACTATTCTTACTGTCTCAAAACCAAAAACTTAATTTAATTTTTTTATACCTTTGTATTCTGCAGATTCCTGTGATTCTTCTGCTTCTGTTTCTTCTGTAACTGTTTCTTGAATGACATCTACTGCTGTGCCATTTATAATATCTTTATGATCTTTTAGAATATCTTTCATTCTATCTTCTAATTCTTGCTCTGTTAGTTTATCTATACTGCCTGTTAAAATTAATTTTTGGTCCACATATAAGCCTCCTGCCTTGCCCCTTGCAACCTCTGCATTTACTGCGGCACTCCAGGCCCCTTTTGCCAGCGCTTGGTCTCTAATCTTGGCTAGCTCGCTCACATGCCTATTAAAATCAACACCATACTTCTCTTGAACTTCTGCTCGCAACTCCCCTATGTATCTTACAACTAATGGTGAGTATTTAGGATTTCGTAGCTCGCTTGCGGCTTGACGGGGTCGGGTCTTATAACCTGCTTCTTTTGCACATTCTGCAGGGGACATACGTCCCTCATTATAAACAAGCAATTCTGCGAATTTAATCTGTCTTTCAGTTAATTTAGCGGGTAAACCCATGCTTGACTTGTACCGTACATTGACGTATAAATCAAGTCACATTAGTAATACTCCCTTGGGGGTTGGCTTACAAAATACCTTGCTTCGCAATTGGTACAGATACTGAACCCCCTTTTACTTAATAGGTACTATAATCTCTCCATTCTTATCTAAATAGCAATTTAACCAATCATTTCTTTCAGCTATCCATTCCTCTATGCTTGTTTGTATATCTTCTGGTTTCAACTCACCATTTAAAATTCTTGCCATATCTTTTAACAAAACTTCTTTACTAGTGTGTTCGGGCTGACAATACATATCATAAAAACAATCCCCTATTGCTTGATAGTGAAATTTAAATTTCTTATCTGCTTGCTCGCTCGCTCGCTTGTTATTTCTATACCTCTCCGCGCTTGCGCCCGTATTCCAATGTTTAACTGTCATATTATCCTTTCTGCTTGTTCGCTTGTTGTTTTAATTTAAGTTTATATAATCTACTTAATTGTCTTTTAATTTCAGTAGGGTATTCATAAGAACACATATTAAATTGATTATAATAACTTTCAATATCATTCATTTTTTTATCTAATTGTTTTATTGTTAGTGCCATATTATCCTTTCTGTTGGCTTGCTCGCTCGCTAGCTTGTTCTCTCTCTTATTATTATATTTATAACTTTTTTTATTATAAATTTCATTTTTTAATGGGCCCCATATTCAATATTTTTAATTTTAGGGTTCCAACAGTTCCTACAACTTCCACAGTGACCCAGGTCAAGTTCTTTTTTAACTTCTTTAGTAAATTTTTTATATTTATTTAAGCCGTGAATTTTACCCGTTTTATCAGTTCTAAA